GCTATCATCACTAGGTTTGCAGATGATCCAGAGTTGACCATTACAGAGTGCGAAAACCCAAACTTAGATGAGAACTCATGCTCAAACTTGTTCACCTTCTCACCAGATGACAACCATTTACCTTTCATGACAGAGTAAATTAGTTCTCTTGCCTCATTATCATCCCAATAAGGACCAGAATAATATACAGGTTTCCCCTCTACCCATCCTTTATTTGCCATAAAGGGAAAGATATCATCATCCATCTCCTTCGCAGACTCAATAAAGGTATCAATTAGTTGGTACATAACTCGCTGATAATATCAAAATGAGATTTTTGTGGTTTAAACCCAAGTTCCATGAGTTTTGTAGAATCAAGAAACATATCTTGAGTATCTGCCTTTCTTGACAAAATCTTTGAGTCTGAACCCATGTAACGTTTTGCCCTTCTGATTATATCACCAAGTGTAGTCTGTTGTCCACTACCAATATTATAAATGGTGTTAAACTCACCTCTATTCACCACCCTATTAATAGCTCTACAGACATCATCAACATGCATTATATCTTTTATAATGTTTCCATCATTGTAAAGAGTAATGTCATTATTCTTTTTTAGTTCATCAATGAGATAATGGATGGCATTTTTCTTTGGAGAAGCCTTAGGATCATATCCTCCCACAACATTTGGCATCCTAAGAATTCTATATTTAACTTTGAAAGTTCTACAAAAATCTATCAGCAAATCTTCAGCACATTTTTTTGTGATGGAGTAAAAACCTCTTGGTTTGCATACTACGTCCTCTCTAGCAGGAAGTTCAACATCCCCATAAACAAACCAAGACGAGATAAAGTTAAATACGATATCTGCATCTTTACAATATTGAAGTGTTTGGCAGAGTACACTTAGATTTGTCTCGACATCTAAACCGATATCTGTGTATATATTGCTATTATCAATGGTAGAAATAAAGTATATTATCTCCTTAGACTCAGGATTCCTCTGATACCTTTTTAAAGGTATTGTATCACCTGGGTACATTTCACAATATCTACCACCAATATATCCGGGACCAAAAATACTATACATTTCTCTCCTCTAGGTCTTCCGTCCACATCATATAAAGAAGTCTTTCAATTAAATAAGACTCACCAGATGTACTTTGAAACTCTTCAGGTGGTTCATAAGAAACATAAAACTGAAGTTTCTCATAGAACTGTTTACTATACTTAAGAATATTTGCCCTAGGAACAACGTAGTTTCCACCAGGTGCAAACCTATTATATGAGAAGTTAGGTGCCTCCTCAAATAACTTATCCAGCATTTGAGGGAATGTGGAGAAATGTCTTGTATAAACAGTCTGATTGGTTACTGCTTCCCAGGTAGGTTGAATAAAACCACCACCGTTGACTACAAAAGCAGTTGACTCGTGAAAACGTTCAATAGGCAGAAAATATTCAGCAGTGAGAGCACGATAGAATCTTTTATGAGTGGTATAATACTCAGCTCCACCACGTTCCTCAGGACGTTGAAACATGTTACCCTTGATAAAAATGCAAATATCAGGGAGTTTATCATAGTGTTCGACGATATATCGCATAATATCATAGATATTCTCACCGACATTAGGCGAACGAATACTTTTACCCAAATGACTCCAGTCTTTCTCTACATCACTTCTATCGTAAATGATAGTATTTTGTGGAGAAAAACCATAGTCATAAGTGGTTTCCAACCACTCAAGACAAGAATTATGGTTTGATACTACTAAGGTCTTTTCCATTTATCAAAGAAGTTGTTAAGGTCAAGTGAGGAAAGGTCTGCTTCCTGTGCGTTAAGAAATAATTGATTATTATCAACAAGAAGTTGTTCTGTTACTTCTGAATAGTCATCTACCCATAGAACTGTGAAGTCTTTGTATAACTCTTGAAGATATGGATCTCGTTTCATTACAGGAACTCGACGCATATAGACTGTTTCCCAGTTTCTATGACAATCAATAGCATTTCCTCTGGGACATAAGACAAACTTACTCCTCCACATTCTATCAAGGAAAGTCTCATAATTAACTCTCTCTGTCTCTACAGTTGCCCAGGGTTCTTCAATGAACTTTTGTGAGAGACCCTTTCTTTCATCATGAGAGTTTTCATTAATACCAACATATAATAATCTGAATGATCTAGGAACATTTTTTTCCTCTTTATTCATGTATTTTTGAAGGACTTCAATCCTATCATCATTCAAACTCATCCTCCTTTGAACACCATATGGTGTGGGAATTACTTTTTCACTCCATACAACAGAATTAGCAGCACACACACGCAGAACATTATCTGGTATACTATCGAAAATATGTTCGTCAAGGGGTGTATCCTCCAGATTTGTAAAAATGATAAACTTCATTTCAGGAAACTGACCACATAATTTAAGAAGGTCACTTGTTTCCATCATGGCATTAACGATAGATTTATCACTTTCTTTTACTTCGGCAATATCTCTCTTATATAAACGAATATTATCAATAAACAAAGTCATATAGTCTCTGCTTTTCTTTATCTCAAACACTTTAGATGCAAACTCTACATTTAGAAAACTTGCATCCTTCATAAAGTGTGTATAAATCTTGCTCCACTGTCCTGCTTGATCACCGAATGAGTAATCACATAGTCTGGATAGTGCAACACCTTCAATTAGTTCCATGGTTTAATAAATTCTGAGTACTTCTCCTGGTTGTTTTGAATATATTCTGGATAACTTTCATCAATAGGAACTGCCCGATAAGTCATTCCTCTACCAATAGGATCGAGTCCTTGTTCTATCTTTTCTTCTGCGTTGTCAGTGTTAGACGCAATATTATTCTCTGTATGTTCGTATGATGCTAGTTTCAACTTAAAGTTTTCTGCATTACCCAAGAAACTAAAATGCCAACCACCGTTAGGAATTTTGTAAGCATTAGCATGGTCTTGCCGATGCTGGTCAATAGTGGTGTCTTTCAGGTGTTTCCAGGTGCAGAGTCTGGTTCCCATCCAGTCATCTTGATATAAAAAGTTTAGTTTGTAATAGTAAGCATTGCATAAGGTAGTGTAATGGTTGTTAGGATCAAACCAGGACAGATCCTGAAGTACAAGTGGGTTGATAATTTCATCAGCATCACTTGTCATTACAAGGTCACCATCTTCTGCTCCTGCTTTTTCAATACCAAAGCAACTGTTGTTTCTATTAAAAACAGCCCTCTGGAAACGAATAGGTAGATTAATAAATGGAGTACCATAAGGGTCAAGTTCACTATAACCAATGTGAAACTTGCTCTTTTCCATCATGTGAGAGAAGTCATTAGGTATCTCCTCTGTAATATTATGGACAATCTTGTCATGCCACTTAGCAAACTTATCTTTATTCTCCTCATAATATAATGGTTTTTCATTACCACTGACAGTATAAGGAGATTCTGTAAGAACAAACTTATCTACAACATCGCCCAAGATGTTAAGACGCATCTCAAGCAACTCAAGTTCGTTGAAGAAAATAAACGAATCAAATACCTTCATTATCAACCTTTAACGTAAAATGCATCACCCCAGTCTCCGTGCCATGCTTCGGCAACTTTAGTAAAGTTGTACTGTGCCAGGAACTCGGAGAGTTCTTCTATCATAGCACACTTTTTATACACTTCAGCACGATTAACCTCAGTCATAACGTAGTCGATCTTTTCAAGTGTAGTTGTGCCACCCTTCAAAACTTCCAACTCATAACCCTGAACGTCCATATTTAGGAAGTTATATGGATGATCTACTGGAATTTCTTCATCCATTTTAGACACATCAACCATAAACTTCTCACTGAACACAATATCAGGATAGTCAACCACAAGTCCAGGTTCCAATAGTGAACCTGTTAGTCCAGTTGGGTCAGAAGTAATTTCTGCCTCACCGATAAAGTTTCCAAGGGCACAATTAACAAACTTACCACCCAAACCAATGCGTTCTGCTTTTGCTACAAGTTGATCATAACAATGTTTTTGTGGTTCAAAAATGATAATGTTCTCAATACCTTGATATTCTTCAAGTTCATCACCAATATGACCGCCAACATGGATTACACCTTTAATGTTGACGTTATGTTGTGCTTTGAGCGCGTTAAAGTCTAATAACATCAGTCTAAAATAATTTTACTAAATTCTACATCATCAATCATAAAAGGTTTATATCTCTCTTCGGGAACGACTAGTGGGTCAATCCACCAATCTTCATAGGGGTTACCTTCGTTACATACGTTCTTAGCAACTCTCTTATATCCAAGTGACATGAGTATTTCCCATTGCTCTTTTTGGACAGAATGACCACCTGCATAGAGGTCTGTTTCAAAAGTAATAACAGAAAAACGATAGTCTTCTAGAGGGAGTTGCTTAAGGCAAGCAAGAGTAACCTGCGGAGGGTCACAATCTAACTGCAAATAGTCTATTTGTTTAGGATAGTTTCTTTCATTAAAGAGATACTTATAGTCAAAAGCGGTAGCGTCTTCGCAGATACATTTATTTCTCCTAATAGTATTGAAATATTCAACCTTCACAGGGTCGATTTCAAATGATACTCCCATCCAGTCATACATTGACTCAAGCAACCAAGTGTTATTAATAACTCTTGGTCTGTCTGCTCCAACTTCAACATATACTCCACCCTGCTTCCCGTCGAGCACAGAAAGAACAAATAGGTCTTGCATTGACTGAGAATGGTTCTCAATAATGTCTTCTGAACCTGGAAACTTATATCTCAGTCTACCATACTTTTCAGTAAAATATCTTTCAGAACCAGTAGGATACTGACCCTCCAACGCTTCTAAGTCAGTCATTTCCAGTAATCGTAGATATCTTTGGTCACTTCATATTCCATCATCTTTACTTTCCTGTTTGGTTGTTTCATTGCCCAGACAAACATACTTTCAACCAACTCCTGAAGGTTTGTTCTATCTTCAAAGTTCAACATTGTCTTTGCTTTAGTGTGGTCACAGTATGCATGTTTTACTTCATGACGTGGTTCACCGTGCTCAATAGGAACTTTGTAACCATACTTAGCAGCAATGGTCTGAACCGTCACTGCTACTTCATTCAAAGTAAAATGTTTGTCAGCACCAATGTTAAAAGTCTCTCCATCAAAGTCTGTAAGGAGTTTATCAAACGGTTCCATGTAATATTGAATGTCAGAGAAAGCACGAGTCTGCTCGCCGTCACCATATACTAGGATAGATTGATTATTCAGTGCCTTTCGGATAAAGATACCAATAACATTACGATATCTATCCCAAATGTTTTGATATACACCAAGAACATTATGAGGACGAACAATATTATATCGAAGTCCAAACTGCTCATGAGCAAGTTTCAAATCACACTCTACAGCGTATTTTGCAATACCATATGGATCAATGGGTTGTGGACGTTTATCTTCAGTAAACGGAGGAGTTTGATCTCCGTAAACTGCCATGCTAGAAGTAAAGACAACCTTCGTTCCGTAAGTGATACATTCGTTGATCAAATTAGCGGAAACGATAAGATTATTACGATAATTGTAATTACGAATAAAAGGAGAAAGTCCTTCAGCTGCATACGCCGCGAAATGAAGGAGAACATCAGGTTTATGCTCCTCAAAAAGTTCAGCAACTTTCTTTCTCCTCTCTAAGTTTAGTTTTACAAAAGTAAACTTCTCTCCTTTGGGAACAAACGCTTTGTACCCTCCAGAGAGATCATCAATACCAATTACTTCATGCCCAGAGGCAAGAAGGTGACGGGTGTAGTTTGAACCAAGCAAACCAGCACACCCAGTTACGAAGATTTTCATCTATAATCTAGAATAAATTGTCTCTGCTCTTCAGTGTTAGCCCAACTGCAAGGATATACGGGGATGTATTCATCCCCTAGTTCCATGACATGAACTTCAACGTCGGTATTAAACAGCATAGTGTAATTTAGGTGCTCAGTCAACAGTAGATCTGTGGTGAATAAGTTTTCAATATTGCTAGAGCACAATGCTGCCGCCATAGCGAAGGTTCCAACCCCAGATAATGCAAGATTTTTAGCAGACATCAATGTTGCAAAGTCCTCTTCAACTGAGGAGGACTGTATTTTAACCTTATCAATTTTACGAAGTTCATGGACGATAGGATTCTTATCATCAGGTTCTGTAATAAGAATACATTCATCAAAACTATCAATCAAGTTTAGATAAAAAATTAATGGGTTCGGAACATAGTTGGTCGGAGGATCAAAAATACGGTGATAGTTGTCTCCACTACGAAGATGCATAACAATAGTGCTATCATCTAGTGATTCTTTGCGTGGAATTTTTAAAAATGGTGCAACATACTCTTTGCAAACACGGCGCATATTAGCATAGATAAAATCTCTATCTACACCAGTCTCATTTCCACCCTCAACTATACCTCTTTCACAGTGAACAATACCTTCCCAAGCGTAATATCTTCCTTTACCTGCCCACTGAGAGGCATCAGACATTAGTTGAAAGTCTACTTTATAGTTGGAGATAATATCATGGTCAAGTTTCTGTCTAAAAACTGACTTATATTTTTCAGCAGCCATAAGGCAGTTGGCAACCTGTTGAATATTATTACCAAGTCTACCACTCCAGTGTGAAACCTCAAAAGTCATGGGGAAATAACAAGTTCATTCTCAATATTCACAATATCTTGGTTCCAGTCAACAAAATTAGGATTTTCTCTGTTAAAATGCAAATTATTTAACCAGTTGCGAGTTTCAAAAACTTCAGACCAATTAATTTTTTTCTTAAATTGCTCAATGGCATTAAGATTTTTGACCTGAACAAAGGTCATACCGTAACTAGGTTGATAGTGCTCAACCTTGATGTTGTCATCTTCATAGTCATCAATTTCCCGAACACTCTTAGGAAGTCCAAAGAAGTCCGTGACAGCAACATCAGGACGCTTGTGAAGTCTACCACCGATGGTATCCCCATAAGTGTCTTCCGCAATGACATTATCCTCTCCACCAGCACCTACCCAGTGACAGTCATGGAAGATAAAGTAACCATTCTCCTTGATATGGTTACTCCAGTAATAAAGTTCAGCAAGAACCTGCTCACGAGTATGAATAGTATCAACAAAGATAATATCAAAAGGATCCTCATCCCAGTTCTTACCAAGAGTTACGCTATCTGCCTGATAACACATGTAGTTTGGTTTTACAAAACGAGCACCATTACGTTGAAAACCATCAAACATAAGGTCGCAACCACAAACTTGGTTATTGTTTTTATCAGCGTCAATAGACAGAATAGCAGATGAAGCTCCAAGACGCACACCCAGGTCCAAGAAACGTGCGTCCTTAAATGTCTTTACCAACTCAGCAAGAACCCAGGCATTCACACCAAGATCACAATGTGGTTCGTTGATAAAGTTTCTGATTTCAGTGAGATTAGTAGCCATAGTTCTTTTTCATTTCATTGAATACTTGTCTAATACCATTATCAATGGTGGTTTTAGGAATCCACCAGTCAAGGATATACGTATCTGGTGAATTTCTTTTGTCCATCTGAACACTATCTTTAGCAAGTCCAGATTCAATATTAACATCTTTACCAATCAATCCAAAACATCCTTGAATAATATTAGCAACTTCTCTAATTGTGTTAGAGTGGAATGAGGTGATGTGGAGAGGGTCTTCAGGTTTGAAGTCTGTATAGTTTTCCATCACTGCTTCCAGTGCCTCACAACAGTCTTCTGCATAAAGGAACTGACGCTCTTCAGTGCCATCAGTCAGCATCTCGAAATTGTTCTCCTCAAACCCTTTACGGATAAAGTCAGTGATAACATGTGCTTTGTCCATGTCTTTTTCAATACCATAGACATTCCAGAACTTAACAGTCAGACCTTTCAGAGTAGAAGTATAAAGTTCGCCCACACGCTTCAATACACCATAGGGAGAGTAACTCATATTACTCATTTGAGATGATGCGAAAACAAAACGCTTCTTATGCTTTTCGAGCATCGTAAATACGTTAGCCATCATACGTGTATTGTTATTAACAAAATCAAACGTATGCTGATATTTCTTCAGATAGCGAGAACCACCAACATCAAATGCTAAGACAAATACAAAGTCAGAGCGTTTAATTTGAATTTCAACAAACTCATTAGGAATAACCGTCAAGTTGTGCTCAGGACCTAAGTTTTTGTCAATCTCAATGACTTCATGACCTTTATCACGAAGGTATTCAGTCAGATATGCACCTATCTGACCACTAGAACCTAATATTGTAATAATCATCTGTTAGCAACCTGTTGAGCAATCCAAGCGTATGTTTTCCTGATACCATCTTCAAGTGTTTGAGAGTAATCCCAACCAAGTTTCTCCCTAATGAGATCGTTGTTGGAGTTACGACCACGAACACCAAGCGGACCATCGATATGGTTCTTCTCTACTGTCTTGCCAGCGACACCAGCAGCAGTATCTACCAATTGATTGATGGTAACCATCTCTTCGGACCCAATGTTGACTGGACCCATAAAGTCGGAGTCCATCAACCGTCGAGTCGCTTCAATGCATTCATCAATGAACAGGAAGGAACGAGTCTGTAAGCCATCTCCCCACACCTCGATGGATCCACCGAGCGCCGATAGTTCAGCGACTTTACGGCAGATTGCAGCTGGTGCTTTCTCTCTTCCACCCTCCCAGGTTCCTTCGGGACCAAAGATGTTGTGATAGCGAGCAACCCTAACAGGAATACCGTGATTACGGTTGTAAGCAAGGTAAAGTCTTTCGCTAAAGAGTTTTTCCCAACCGTACTCCGAATCAGGAGCAGCAGGGTATGCAGATTCTTCACGGCAGTCAGGATTATCAGGGTCTAGTTGATTGTGCTCTGGATACATGCAAGCAGATCCAGAATAAAAAATCTTTGTTCTATTAGCACCTGTCATTTCGTTCAACTTACGTTGTTCCTCAAGAACATTCAAGTTGATAGACACAGAGTTGTGCATGATATCAGCATCGTTCTCACCAGTGAAAACAAAACCTGCACCACCCATATCAGCAGCGAACTGATAGATCTCGTCAAACGGTTCTGCAAACTTGTCTGCAATATCTTTGTAGAAGTTACCAAGGTATCCAGTAAAACGAACACAACGTTGAACAAACCTAGTGTCCCTTAAGTCTCCAAGGACAAACTCATGTGCTCTGGTAGAAGTAAATTCTGGTTGTTTAAGGTCTACTCCGCGAACCCAATAACCCTCGTCGCGGAGTCTTTTGACCATGTGACTTCCAATGAAACCACCCGCACCAAGGACCAGTGCGGTCTTTGTATATTCAGACATGATGATAGTTTTTACTTATTAATTATATCAGACGTAGAAGTCTCCGCCAAGTTTATATGCAACTTTTTCTACAAGTGCTTGAAGTCTTTTTTCTAGTGTTTCAATTCTAGCAAGATCAACTCCACCACCACCATCACACTTAGCGTGTGCTTGTGCTTCGAGTGCTTTAAGTCTTGCTTCAACTTCAACATCATACTTAGACATTGCTGCACCAGAGGCAGACTTTGCTGCCGTTCCTTTTGTTGCCATGGTTATAAATGAAAACTGTTTGATTATTTAGTGACTACATCACGGATGTAACAAGGGACACGCTCAGGATCCAACCACTTTGTATATTCAAAATCATCAATAGCAGTCAGGAACTGCATCTGGTTATCACAGAGATACATGTCACTGTATCGCTTAGTGTACTGGTGTGCCTTTTGGATACGGTAGTCTGGCATCCCATTGATCTCCAATGTGCCACACTCAACATAGCGATAGGGAAAACGCTCAAAGATGACTTTCATTTTGCCTCAACGGGGTCAAGGTCATTATACACATATTCCATCAGCATGTCATAGTCATCCATGGGATCACCAGAAAAAACCACACCGTTGTTCTCATAAAAGCGACGAACCTTTTTGAAAAGTTTCGGATTCTTTACATCAAGGAAGAACTCGCCGTTTGCCGCACCACGAAGGGTTTGAACATCTTTCTTGAACTTACTAGTCAGTGCCATTGCTTTGTTAGTTGACGAAAGTATTATAACTGACTTATGTATCTTTGTCAATAGGGGTTGCGAGGATCGAACTCGCCTTAGGCAAATTATGAGTTTGCTGCATTCACCAGATTGCTAAACCCCCTAATAGGACTGTCGGGAATTGAACCCGATTGACTCCGTTATAAGCAGAGCGCATTAACCAATATGCGACAGTCCCTCAAGATCATCCGCAGGTATCATAACTGCAGTGCTTTCCCCGTTAGTGATTGCAATGTGCTCACCATTTTCCACACGGGATATCATCTCGTCCCAGCGTTCTTGAAACTCTTCAACTGTATAAATTTGCATACTTACCAACTAAAGCAAACAGACCATGAGAATAAAATCCTAAAATAATAGATCCTAAGATTGCACTTATTATTGTAGCAGTTTTGTTGTGTTTGTCAATTGCTTTATCAATCATTTCCTGGCACTGTTTTTCAGTAACATAGTGCTCAGGTTTAATTTCATCCATCCTGTGTGACATTAGGTAGGTTACTCATCGGATCCGGTAACCCACTCACTATAGCACAAGCTCGCTTATAAAAGAAGTTTTCTGTTGTTCCGTTTTCCTCAAAAACTTCTTTAATTCTTTCCCAATTAGCGTATTCGTCGGGATGCATTTACTTTAAATTTGTAACAGCACAAACTATCTAGCGAATTTCAAAGTCTAATTTACGTATTTTTCTCTTTTTTCTTTCCTCTTGGAAGGCTAAGTCTTGGTTTGACAACACTGGTTTCTTTTTCTGTGAAGAACTATTGTCAATCATTACGACTTTAGAGAGGTCTTGTGCGGAAACTTTATCTCCCTTAACACTCATCATATTGGAACAACCGCACACTTGAGTCTTATTATTACTGTTGATCTCTGTGTTACAGTCTTTACATCTTACAGTAATCATAGGTCATAAATCTTCTAGTAATGCTTGCTGACGGGATCGAACCGCCGACCGCCTCGGTGTAAACGAGATGCTCTACCGCTGAGCTAAGCAAGCAAGGCGTCTCAGGTAGGACTCGAACCTACGACCGACTGCTTAGAAGGCAGTTGCTCTATCCAACTGAGCTACTGAGACATAAAGTCAAAGTTCTGACTCTTCCGTTACATCTTCTAATACAAGATAGTCCATCCCGTCCATTTTGTCAAGGTCAAACCACTCATACCATTCATCCATCAATGCAAGTCTATCATAAATCTGTTCAGTGCTATCAGCAGTGTTCATTTCCTGAACCCTTTGAATTGCCCAAGATCTCGCTTGATTCACCGGTTCTTGTCCAGTCATAGTAGTCCTTTCTAAAGTATCTTGAGAGGATGTTACTATTGTAGAACTTAGGTTCTCCGTTGTCAAGGGACTCAGTAAGGACTCCGTTGGTAAAGAGTTGTCTTGTTTCTTCGTAGTTTGTTTTGCCAGATGTTTTATGTAATGAAAGGATCCTGCGACTAAAATTTTGTCTACCAAATAATTCAATGTCTTCTTTAAGTTCTGGACAAGACCCATAGTACTTTTTCCAATCTGATTCCGATTTTACCTTTCGTTTTTTTCCTTTTGGAGTTCTAAATTGCCAAAAGTATTTTCTACCAATGTACTGGCGATTGTTTGTGAGATTAGTAATGAGGTAGACAAAACCGAAGTTATCGTCAATATCCTTAGATAGAAAAGGTGTTCCCTCAAAATACCAGGGGTTTTCATAATCAACTTCTATACTCATCCAAGACAAACAATACCATGTTGAGGTATTTATGAGCAAGGTCTTTTTCTCCTTGCCAAACTGTAGACGATTCGTTATCTACTTGATTTTTTAGTTTAAGCACACGAACTTTAAGTTCTTCTTTAGTGACTTGATTACGAGGCATATAGGGGACTCATGTCCCCCTATGTATAGCACTAATCAAAGTTTAAAGTCACTAAATGTGTCCTTTTTAACATCTTGTTTAATACCACCCACCACGTATGACTCTACTTCCGTCTCCTGTGGTGCTACCTGAAGACCCTTAGAGGAAATCCAGTGTTGCGTCCAAGGTAGTGGGTTGGCAGATGCTGCAATATCATACACTGGTTTCAATCCGACACCCTTGAGGCGACGATTAGCAATCCACTCAACATATTGCTGGAGAAGTTTATCGTTCAGACCAATCATAGATCCGTCTCTGAACAGATAGTCTGCCCAACGCTTCTCTTCATTCACCGCGTTATCAAATGCCTTGTATGTCCATTCTTCTTCTTCCTTCATAATTTCCTTCATTTCAGGATCATCACCTTTCTTCCACTTATTCAGAATGTTTTGGGTGATTGCGAGGTGTTGGTTCTCATCTCTAGCAATAAGGGAGATAATTTTTGCTGAACCTTCCATGAGTTTAAGTTCACCAAAAGCAAAACTGCAAGCAAAAGAAACATAAAACCGTATTCCTTCCAGGATGTTAACATTTGCAATTGCTCTATAAAGTTTTCTCTTTAGTTCACGTCTCTCAATAGATCCTGCGTAATGACCTTCTGTAGCGAGTTCCCACATCATATTATTATCATATTGATGAGCACCTCGGATAAAGTCGTCATAACCCTTTGTAACGCTCGCAGCACGTTCTAGAATGCGCTCATCAGTGACGATCTTATCAAAGACCTCAGAGGGGTCTGCATAGACATTCTTGATAATGTATGTGTAGGAGCGACTATGGATCATCTCCATGAAACCCCAGACTTCCATACATGCTTCTAACTCAGGTAGAGAGCAATATGGAATGAATGCCATACCAGGACCACGACCTTGAATAGAGTCAAGCATGATCTGATACTTCAGGTTAGAAGTATAAATGTGTCTCTGCTCAGGACGCAGTGTCTGATAATCACCACGGTCTTTTTGAAGGGAGACCTCTTCGGGTCTCCAGAAATATCCTAACTGTTGTGTAGTTAGTTTATCAAAGATAGGATACTTGTATGAATCATATCTCTGAACTCCCAAAGGTTTACCGAAAAACATCGGTTGCTTTTTGGTGTTAACTTGTTCAGTATTGAAGACGGTCATTCCTTCAACACTTGCCATTTTTCTATCCTCTACTGATGAAATCTTAAACTGCACAGGATTCACACTCTCCCTCCTCGGCGTGTTCTAGTTCTTCTAACAGCGTATTCAG